GTGCCGGGCTGCACCAAGGCAGCCGAGTAAGTTTGGCCGTCAGTCAAAGCCGCGCGCCAAGTAGCATTGCCGGTGGCGTGAAGCACCTGGACCTTGCCATCCTTCATCGGCGAGCCTACGGCGGAAATACCAGCCGCAGACATGCCTTGCGGCGTGCCGTGTTCGCTGCCAACCTCGGCAGTGTTCTGCGTGGCGAGGTTGTGACCAGCCTCGGCGGAAACGCCGAGTACGGTTTCGGTGCCGCCAAAGCTGGTGGTCACCTCGTTGACCATGCCGTCGCCGTCAAGAAAGACGGGGACGCCACGGTTGAAAGTCTCGCTGGCGTCTTCAGGGTAGCGATCGCCCGCAGGCAGACCTGGCCCATCAACACGCCACAGAGTAATTGGACTAGCCGTTGCCATTCTATTCTCCGTTGGATATGGATGCGCCGTCCTCTTCTGCAAGGTGCGCGCGAATACCAGCCTGCCGGGCCGTTTGCAAAATGGGCGCTCGCGATTGGCGCAAGTTCTGGACTGCCTTCAGCTCGCTGTAGAGCTTCAAGGCGTCATGCCGCTGCTTGTCAGCAGACATCAGAATCAAATCGCCGCGAACGAATGAGCCGTCAGGCTTGCGCCAAACGCTCTGAACCGTGGGTTTATCCCGCTTGTCCTTGCCGTCCTTGACAACTTCGTACCCCATGCCCATGCGCGAAGCAATGGTTTCGGGGGAGTTGCGGACCCAGACATACGCCTTGGAGGGATCGCCGTTGAGCAATGCCCCCAGGTTGCGGGTTGCGTTTTCGTGGATGACGTGAACGTCGGCAAGCAGCTTCGCGAATGCGGCGCTCTGCTTCTCGTCGGGGGTGTCGTAGATGGCGCGGGCTTCAAGCATTGGCTTTGGCTCTCTTGCGTGGCTTGCGGGAGTCGAGCGTAATCACATCCGACCAACCGCTCTTGAGCATGTTCCGTCCAGTCGTGGGGGCCGATAGGTCCGTGGCCCACCCCTTGCGGGCGTCCTCGTAGTCCGCATCGGACATTCCCAGGAACTCTGCCATCGCGCGCTCATCGTCCGACAAGCCCTTAGGCTCATCTCCCGAGAACCCGCGACGCGAAGGCGCGTTGATCGAAGCGGCGGCTTTTTTCTTCTGGGCCTTCCACTCTGCGATTTCGTCCAGGTGGTCGGCCTTAACGCCCTTCAGCCCTTGCTCCCAAACGAACGGGTTCGTCCAGTCAGCCGGGCCGTAGGTGTTGCGCACCCACTCGGAAACCTTGTCTTTGTACTTGTCGAAAACTTCGGGGTCCTTGCCGCGCGCCTCGTCTTGCGCCAGCCGGACCTGCATCGGATGCAACTCGCCGCGTAGTTGGTTGGCTTGCTGCTGAGCAGCCTGCGTCGCCATGTGGGCGGTGACGCCGGTAGGGTTCTGGAAGAACGCATCCTCAAACTGCTTGCGCTGGACGTTGGGGTCCGGGCGCTGCTGCTGTTGAGGCTTTTGTGGTCGCTGGAAGAAGTTGGAGAGAAAACCGTTTTGGTCATCCAGCTTCTTCTCTAGCCGGGCAAGTCGGTCATCGCCAGGATCGGGAGTGTCGTTTTGCTCGGCGGGTTCGTCGAACAACTCCGCTTGGCCGCCGCCACCGCTTTCCGGTTCGGGGTCGCGCAATACGCCAGACAGAAAATGTCGCATCCACAATGATATGTACCAGTTACGTCAGTTCAAGTCAAGCGTTACTTTAGGTTTTCGCTGCATCTTGTTCAAAAGACTCGCGTTTCAAGTCCGCCGCCTCTGCGATTGCACGTCGCATGTCCCTCACGTATTGCACCGTAAGGTGTTGAGTTAAAAGGTCTTGCATGTCGAGAGCGCCCTGCGAGTAGCGGATCGACTCGATGTTCGCCTTTTTATCGCGCACCACCCGTTCATGGTGGCGACCGCCGCTGATGAGGTAGCGCTTGAGCGCGTGCCAGCCCTCACTGCGGAGCAGGGCCTCCAATTGCTCCCATTCCTCCGGCTCCAGGGGGCTGGCCTTGAGCAGGGCCTCCGCTTGGTCCAGGTTGGGGTTGAGGCTGCTGAGACTCGATGGCTCGTTTGGCATCTGGTATGTCATCAATCAATCCGTGTAGGTCGAACTCGTTGAGCAAAGCGCGGGCGATGCCGTGCTGCATCTGTAGTGTTTCAAAGGCGATCGTGCGCATGACCGGGTTCATCGACTCGTTCACCGCTTGCGCCGCCAACTGGAGCTGCTGTTGCGAGAACTGCGATAGCGTATTCGCCATCGTCATCAGGTTGGCTTTTCGGGCTTCGGCGTTCATCGCCGCATCGGAGACCCGAACCTCAAAGATCGAGCGCGCCAATTGGGCCGGCGTGGACATCTGCATGGCCTGCCGTACTAATGGCTGCATCTTTTGGGGCAATTGCCCAATGGCGGGATCATCCGGCTCAATCTCGCGCTGTAGCCCGAACATCGCCTTGATGACGCCGCCGAGGCACAGCCGGAAGTCCTTGATGTTGGTATCCTGCCGCTGGTTTCCCTCAGCCATGACGGCCATCGTGCCTTGGGTGTTATAGACGCCGCCCTTGCCCTGTCCGCCCTGCGATGCGGCCTGCATCCCCGCCGAGATGCCCGAGACGCGATCGGCCAGCGATAGGGAGTGGTTCTCCTCGGCGATCATGTCCTGGTAGTTGCCGCCGATGGTCTGGACGCTGAAATCGTCCATGTCTTCCACGTTGTAGACCTTGCCGGGGTAGAAGACATTGCTGGACTGGCCGGGCATCCTCGCACCCTCTTTCTTGAGGATGATTGGAGCCGAAGTCATCACCGACAGATTCCGGCGTTCATTGTGAATCTGTGAGACTTCCTCTTGACCTTGGCTGAGGATTTCGCACATCGACTCGCCGGGGAACACGTCGTCGCGGGGGAACGGACGGTAGGCGTGGAACAACTCGATCTGCGGCGGGTAAGAGTTGATGCGGAAGTCTACGAGCGTCTTGGTGACGGGCTCGAAAAGCGCGATACAGCGAAACGTCTTGCCGCTGACCTCCCAGTCGAAGTGGCATTCGATGATCGACATCTCGCGATAGTCGCCATCGCTCACGCCCGCTGACCGCTGTTCTTGATCCCGCTTGGCATCCGAGGGGTACTTCAGCGCCGCCTCAATCTCTTCCGACGACAGGCCCCACTGATTGCGGTTTGCGTGGGCGACTTCCTCGGGGTAGCGAAGCCGATGGAACATGATCTCGACTTCAGCGACGGAGTTCGCTGTGATCGGGTAGAGAAACCAGTCATCGAAAGCAATGTGATCCGCACTTGGCCCGCTGTAGCGCATGACGGGAATGGATTCGAGCTTCTGCTCCCCATCCTCGCTGAAGACCTGCATGGGCGAGTTGACTTCATCCTCGCGCCAAAACACCTTTGTCAAGGCGGTGCCGTACTTGTTGCCCCGCATCAGGATTCCGCGCGCCAACTCGTAGATGTCCCAGTCTTGCCTACACTTGAGGTTTAGGTACGCCTCAAGCGCCTCGCGAACCTCAGCGGGATATCCAGACACCCCCACCAAGGGCCGCGTCTTGAAGACCACGTTTAGGGTCCTGGCGACGAATGTATCCACGTACATGCGGATGATGGGCACTACGAAGTTAGAGGCGTTCGGCCACGGGAAGTTGCGCTGCTTCTGAGCCGGCACGGCGCGGTACTGCCGATCCCAAGTCTTGTAGAACGACTCCGTTTCCTGGGAGCGAGCGTCTTCGGCGCGTCGCCAGTGCATTGCCAGATACCGCTCTAGCTCTTCGCGCTGGTCGGTGGAAAGGTTGGGTTGGATGATTCCTGTCATGTCACTGTGTCCATTGCGAATACGACTGCCCCAGTTCCGCTAACCGCGCTTGGTCGGCCACGATCGCGTCCTCTTCCTCTTCCGATCCCATCGGGTAGCGCCAGACCCTCGGCCCTTGCGCCAAGGCGTCCAGGAGATCGTAGTCGTGGCCGGGCACCTTATGAGGGAATGTTCCAGCCATCTCCGGCATCTGCTCATGCAGTTCGTTAATCCCAAAACGACCAGTTTCGACCGCTGGGATCAGGTAGTCCCTCACGCGGATTTCCATCGGCTTGCCGCCAGTTGAGACCGGCTTGATCCGCCGAAACGGGCGAAACGACGATGATTGGAACTCCTTTGTTTGCTGGAACTTCTTGATGTAGAACTCGGCCATGTTCTGCCCGCCTACATCCTCGTAGGTGAGCATCATCGGGTCCCATCGCGTGTTGAGCCTGAACATCTCTTCAAAAACGCGATCGTAAGAGACGCCCTTCTTGCAAAAACTATCCAGCATGAACACATGCTTGTCTGTCGCCGTCCCAGTCACCACAATAGCCGGCAACGATTTGGAGAACTTCCCCTTTGCGTTGTACGGATCGTAGTGGATGTAGCGGTTCATGCCCTCAACGTCATAAGCCTTCTGGCATGTCTTACACCAGAGTTGCCCGCTGTCCATCACCTTGTAGCGGTGAATCTTGTCCGCGTCGAAATCAGCCCCACCAGGGGGCCTCGGCTCATTCTGGTACTGGGCGAAGAACTCATCCTCGGACATCGAAGCCCGTTTCTGATCCAACACTTCCAAGGGGTACACTGTTGGCCACGTTGGCACCCGATTCCCATCCCCATCGAGAGTGTAAGACTGGAGGTAGGAGAACTCCCAATGTGGCTCGTTGATCCGCAGGTGGGCGTTCAAGTCGTTGAAACCCCAGCGGTTAGAGACGCCGAATCGCCACGTCCGACCACCCAACTGCTCAATGCCGTTGAGTTGCCCGAACCACTGGATCGTGTCGTTCATGACGGTCTCAGACTTGATCGCGTCCTTGCCCACCACGTCATCGGCCCAGATCGCATCGAAGTGCCGCGATTGCAGTGCGCCGCCAACACCGATAGCCTCAAAGGTCGCTTCCGGCTGTAGGTGCTTCCGGGGGTTGCGGCGAACGCACAACGCCCCCTCATTCCAGGGGTTCTCCCCGCCCGTGTAGGCGATCTCGGGGAACACGACCCGGAAGGTCTCGTACTCTTCAAAGAATCGGCGGATGTTGCGCAGTTTGCGCTTCGCGTTGTCGTGGGTCTCAAACACCAGCAGTTGCGAGATGTTTTGATTCCGCAACCTAGAACGTTCATCCCATACTTCAGGTGTGATTCCTAACTCATTGATAGCACAGGCTTTATCGGCTGCATCTTCAGGTAGACACAGCCACACGGAAAGCCCTTGAGTGAACACCGACGACTTCAAGAACCCACGCGGCCACTCGATCCACTTGTAGCGCTTCCCGCTGGCCATCGAGCGGACACACTTCTCCAGTTCGACCCCGTGGATCGCTTCGTCCATATCGGGGTTCTTCAGCAATGTCTTGATGAAGAAGTACGGCGAGACGAGAGCTTGCGCCCGCAGCCGCCTTAGGTTGTCGTCAAGGACGGCCATCAGGGGTCACATCAATAGGGGCCGCAATCAACCTCGATGACTCAGCTCGCGCCGATTCCAGCGCCGCCGCTGATTCCGGGTCCAACCTGTGAGTGATCGTGTGTTCGTGTTGGATCTTCTGGTTCAACCCGTCCATCGTCAAGGCCGCATCGAAGAACTTACCGTGAATCCGCGCCCGTACATTCGCAGGCACGTTTTGATCCATCCCCATCTCACGCAGAGCCCAGTAGGACTCCATCTTTTGATCGTGGATCAACTCAAGAGCCGTCTTGTCTGCAATGTCTTGTAACGATTCAGGCCCCGTAACTTGCACGGTTTCAGCAAGATAACGCTCAACGAACTTGCGTGAGCGCTGCAAAGCACGGATATCCGCAATGTCGCAGCCAAGAGCCTCGGCAGCAACCTGTGGATTCCATGCCTGTTTCAGGTAGGCAAGGTAGTCGGCGGGTTCAATCGTGCGCTCGCGCGCCATCAAACCTATCTTCTAGTGAATCGCACACTAAGTCAAGTGAAACCAATATGTTCCACGTGAAACATCAAGTTGAGTATGAGGTTTTGAAGCGGGCTTCAGGCTTCCCAGTGATCCCGAATCGCCTTGGCAATCTGAATCGG